GATCTACAATCTGCGGATCAGGCCAGTAACCATCAAGCACCGCGATAATCTCGGTATCGCCCTCAATGTTTTTTAAGATGTCCTCGATCGTTTGTTTAAGGAACATCTCGTTTCTGGCTGGAATCAGTATTGACAAATCACTCATGGTTATTCCCTAAATCCACTTTTTATTCCTTTCTAGTATGGCCCTAGTAATCTCTGGCTTGTAACCCAGGCTTTCTGCCCAGGCACACCAGGCGTAAACATCTTTAGGGATGCACTTTGAGTTAAAACCTCGTTTCTCCGGATAAACAAAAGTCCACCAAAGGTTAAAGCGGGGATCATCCCCATAGACCGCCTCTCTAATCGTGTAATAGTCAATGCCCGCCTTTTCACAAACATCATAAAGTTCTTGGCACTGGGCTACCTTGAATGCTATTGCCCTATTCTCTGTCAACTTTATCACTTCCGCCTCCAGTCTGCTAACCTGCCTGATAGTGATATTGGCGTTGTAAGTTTCGGTGTAAAGATCAATCAACTTTCGTTGATCTTTCGGCTGACCACCAATAATTAAAAACTGTCGCGTCTTTGGATCAAGCAAGGGGTGATTAGGAGTTTCGCCAAGATATTCTGGCTGAACTACAATGTGCTTGTGATACTTTTGGGCTAGGTAATCACCAGTGCCAGGGTTAATCGTTGATCGGATGACAATTAAAGGACATTCACACCACGCCACGCACTTCTCAACAATCGAGGTGTCTAGCTTGCCTTCGCCAATTCCTAGTGTCGGCACGCAAATAAAGGCGACATCGCGCTCGTTTACCTTTTTCCTTGTGGGAACCGGTATGCGGTTAATATCGTAAATATAGGCATCAGGAAACAGCTTTTTAACTGCTTTTCCTACCCAGCCATAGCCGATGATGGCCACTTTTACCATAGTTTCTCCCTTTTCATGTGAATTTCTAAAAGGCTCATTAAAGCCGGACTAAAGGCCCGAAAATAAACATCGCGGCCAACCGGCCAAACCTTCAGCTTGGAATAATATTTCTCGTCAATTCCTTCCTGGCATTTCTGGTGAAGCAAAATCACCATCTCTGCCCAGGCAAGCATCATTTCCCTGGTATCTTTGCCCATGCATCTCATTCCTACTGCAATCGCATCGTGACCGCGCTGTTTTAAAAGCCAGGCCAAGCAAACACTCCGACTATCGCCTTTTCTGCCCAAACAAAGAATTTTCATGTTTTGATATAAAACCAAGTTGGACAGCCGTCCTTTTTTAATAAAAACAAAGGGTCGATTTTGTTTTTAGCCACCCATTCGTTGACCGCTTGCTTGACTCCATAAATCTGGCCATGCAAGCCATTAACATAATCGTGGCCGGCAACAATGCCCCCTTTCTTTACTTTCTTTGACCACTCTTTAATATCCTCTTTGACATAAATATAATCGTGGTTGGCATCAATAAAAACAAAATCCAGGGTTTCATCATCAAACCAGCGGACAGCCTCCATTGACCAAGCGCGGATAAGCTGACAGTTATAACGCTTTAGTCTTTCTTTAGTTTCCCGATAAAAGGCGTCAAGCTGTTCTTGAGTCACATGCTCTCGATAGAGCGGGTAGGCCATCCAGCTATCAACCACATAAAGCTTTAACTGGGGATTAACCTGGCAAATGATTTTGGAAAACCGGCCTCTCTCCACCCCAATCTCTGCCCCCACTTTAAATTTCAAAGCCCTGAATATTCTGGTTAAAGTCCCCCAGCGGCTATAGCCGCGCATATTAATCGGCGACTTTTGGCCCCGCACTTTGTATTTGTCTAAAATGTAATCAAGATTGTCCATATTTCTCCAAAAACTCCTTTTCGTATTTTGGGTCTTGCCAGTCATCAGGCCAGGTGGGAATCGGCCAGAAGCGCTCCACCAGCCAGGCCAGCTTATGTTTGGCTCTGGACCAGCGGTCATGCATCCAATAATCAATGTGAAAAAGGCGCTGTCTTTTCATTGCCGCACTGCTTAAAAAATAACCGCGGCCATAGCGGTTGCCTTTGTGCAGGTGAGCATACCAGGTTCTTTTATTGACCATGCATTTCCCCCCTGAAAGCCAGGTTTTGTTAGCCAGTTCTTCAGACTCCAAAACGAACTGGTCGCCGGTGGAGGTGCTGACATCATAACCGCCAATTCTTTCCAAGTGGCGTTTGGTGGAAAACCAGCAAGAACCCTGGAAGGCCATCTCTTCGTCAACCATTAACTCCTGGCGGTCAATTGCCCGCTCATACCATTTTCCCCCTGACCGGACTGAAGTTAAGATGCGGTAGGGAAAAGGCATGAACTCGTAATCAATTACCGGACGGGAGAAATTTCTTTCCCATTCTATCGGCAGAAGGCTGTAGCGGCGGGGAATCATTACCCAGTTATCCTGACAATCTTTGGCCAGCTTGACATCAAAACCTTCGTCAAACATACAATGGGCATCGGCTTTCATAATGTATTTGCCTTTAGCCAGTTTGATTCCCTGATTGATAGCGCTTCTTAATCCTGGAGGGCCGACTTTTTTGGAGATAACGAGGTTTTGGCGAGGTTTTAGTTTCTGAATTTTCTCGTCTAAGATAACAATGACTTCAAATTCCCCTTTGGCTTTGGCAAAAATATCCGCCACTGTTTCGGGCAGGAATCTTTCATTTCTGGATGGGACAATAACTGATAACATAACATTTTAGGAATAACTTAATGCTGTTAGGTCGGTGGCGACATTATCAAAATTAGCATCACCATCTGCCCAAGTAATCACAATTCCTGACGATTCGTCTATCTTCCGGCACTGCCACCTTGCAGTTGCTTGGGCTGTTCCTGGGGAAGCAATCGCAATATAAGTATTTGATCCTGACTCGGTAATTTTTAAAGCGACTGAGCTGGCAATTACTCGCTGCAAAGTAAGGCCATCATAGCCTAGACCATGAGAAACAGGAACATTAAACTCGGTGTCAAAACCAAGATTCTGCATCTCCTGGGTGCTTTTATTGATTTTGTCTGGTGCTTTAGTGATGGCCATATCGCCTCAAGTTTATTTTAATCTTGTCTGTGTCCATTAAGAACTTTATGTAGGCGGCCAGCGTCTCTATCTTGACAACCGCCCTTGGCTCATCCTTCACATTCGTTAGCTTCTCCATCCTCTTTAGTTCCTTCTTTACTGTCTCCAGGTCGTTGGCAATCTCCCCTGTTTCAATCTTGTTCTGAAAATACTCCTCGATAATGGCAATTTCTTCAGGAAAACCCCCTTTGGGGTCGTCCCAAGTCTCGCCTATCTTAAAGTAATCAACAGAAAAGGGGTGGTAGTGCTCCCTCTCGTATTCGAGATAAGGGACTTCTTGCCTTTCTCCCTCTTCTCCCCTGGTTGTCTCCTTGCCTTTAGGCGAAACTTCAGGCGTTTCTTCAACCGTTACTTTCTGCCTAAAGGTTGTGTCAGCCATTCTGATACCTGGCCTTCCCCTCGATATAAGCGTGAATATCCTTTATATTCTCAGCGTTCCCCTGCCGGTGGGCTTTAATAAGAGACCGGCGCATATCTCGGATTAACCTTGATTCTTTGGCAATCCTTGAGCCAGCTTCCCTGGCGTGCTGGGCAATATCCTTATTAGGACTCCTGGCATCTTTTCTCAATTCTGCCAAATCGTGTTTTCTCGTGCTTTTGTCTTTACTGCTGATTAAATGCATAGTTGTTTCCAAATGAGTTGGGGGAAGGTCATTTGGGCAATCCCCCAACAAACAACCACAAACCTACTTAAACATCGGTAAACCTAGCGCTCAATACCCAATCGGTGTTAAGCACCTGAGACGCATAACTCCCTGCCCAGGAAATAATCGAGATTCTTCCTGCCGGAGAGTTAGAGTCAACTACATTGGGTAAAATGTAAAGCCTCGGTTTATCCTTTGCTAAGTCGTAAACGCCGAACGAATCAGACCCGTGAACATAGGTGTAATACCTGTTCACATCCGATGCCGCCGTTGAGGTCGCTTCAATTCCTGATGCCAAATCTTTATTAAGAATCCATCTTACTTGGTAAAGTTCGCCCATTTCTCCCATGTATAAGTCCTTGACATCGGAATACTCTTTGGCTGTTACCCAAACAGTATCACCGAGCAATTTATACTTGGAATAGGGTTCAGTCTTACCAATATACATTCCATCAGGATACTTCCTGGCCTTATTAAGTTCTAGCGTTCGCACCATCATTCTGATGTTACAAGCGTCAAGAACATCCCCTGCCGCAATACTAGTAATATTGTGGCCGTTCGGATAATAGGCCGTTCCACTTGCCTGAAGATTGGCTCTCACCAATCTGTTCAGCGTTTCTCCCATGTTTTGACCAACCAACTCAATCTTCTCTTTCATGTTTGCGTCAATAGACACTAAAGACAGGAAACGAGAAGTATTGACCGTAAGACCATACTCTGACAAAGTCAAAGATACAGTGCAGGCGGAAATCGCACAGGTAACCGGATTGGAGGCTTCACCCAATGGGGTAGTGATAATGGTTAAAGGCACATAACGAGTAAAGTTTACCGTATGACCTTCATTATCAGGGTGAGTTCTTAACTGACCTCCTTCTTTAAGGACTAATTCATACTCAGCCCTGGCCAAAAACACTCTCTCATAATAGGTTGAAACTTCCTGGGTTAAGACTGTCGCGATGTTGACATTGGTCGCACCAGAGATTCCACTTCCAACTACTGCCATCTATTTTCTCACCTTCCTTTCTCAGCAGGTCGCTGATCTGCTAAGTCTATCTGGTCGCCCCACAAATCAATGAACGAACCCGAGCTTTTTCTCCATCTGGTCGATAGGCAGCTCCTCGAATTTCTTTTCTGTCGCTTTATGTTGAGTCGGTCGCAAAGCGGTCTCTGATACTTGCTTAGCGATTTTCTCAGTAACCTTGCCGACTTCATTGGTTACTGCCCTCTGGTAAGGTTTCATCAGTTTATCGACAAATTTTTTGACTGACGCGCTGTAAGGATTGGCTCTAACATGAGCTTCCACAGCTTCAGTAACCGAGTCGGAAAGCTCCTTGTTAAACTTTTTGCTATCAGGGTCAAGTTGAGGATGTTTCCTAATCGCTTCGCCAGCTTCTGAATTTATCCTGTTGATAGCGTTCTGTTGCTTAATCCTCAGTTGAACAAGACTATCTGCTGTTCGCATCACATCTTGTTTATACTGGTCTGGACTAATCTCAGAACCAGGCTCTACTTGAGGCTCAAATGGAGGCTGCATCTCAGCCTGTTGGTCTACTTGACCTGTCAGTTCCTCAAGTTTCTCTGCTAACGATTGCGCTTTGGTCTCCGCCTCTTGCGCTCTTGCCTCAGCTTCTTTAGCTTTGGTGTTGAGTTCCCTAACCCTTTGGCTAAAGCCTTTCTTGGAACTCCGACCTGTTTTGGCTTTCTTCGGCTCACCTTCTA